AGTTCATTTTATATATTTATAATATATAATATTATTTTTATTATTGTTTTATAATATATATATAATGAGATTAGAAATATTTGTATTAGGACTAACGGCATTTTTTGTATATAATACGTATGCGGATGGAAAATATACAAAAATGTTATTATCATTTAAAAAATACTACAAAATGATATTTTATGTTTTTTTAGGTCTAGGAATTTATGTATTATTAAAACGAAACCCTAATCAAGGTAGAAATATGTTGTTATATGCGAATAATCTAGTGAAATATATGCCAATAGATAAAAATTCAATGGATATATTAAGTCCAATAATTGATTTTACTTCAACAAATGAAGATAGTAGCTTTATGGAATCTGTAAATGGTATTTATTCAAATCCCGGGTTTTCTGGAGAAAAAAGAATGATGAATTCTGGAAAAAATGGGACTAAACGTTCTGTAAGCGAAACTAAAAAGAAATATGTTGCTTCTAATCAAGAATGGAAATGTGGAAATTGTCAATCACAATTAGATCATACATTTGAAATCGATCACAAGGTAAGACTAGAATATGGAGGTGGTAATGATGTTCAAAATTTAATAGCATTATGTCGTAATTGTCACGGTAAAAAAACTGCTAGTGAAAATATGTAAACTACTTAAACATAACTAATCTACTTAAATGCCATTAATACATTAATATGAACAAATAAAAACTAGCACTTATAATTCCATATACGAGTTTTGGAGTTTAGGTTTTTATAGAGTCGGTGTTTTAAATGTGCAAAGGTGTAAAATGAAATATTATTCTATTATAATAATATATGGATAATCCTACTACAATAAAAAATGAAAATGTTATACCTGAATTTAAAAAATCCGAGGTATTATATCCAATTTTGATTATGATTTTCTGGTTAGTTATTGTTATGTTTTTTATATTTTTTAAAGTGAAATTGCCTGGCAAAGGATCTTCAAAATCACATCAAGAAGTTATTGCTGATATATTTATTGTTTTATTTTTTTGTTTGCTTATATTTGGTATTTGCGTGGCATTATTACCAAATTTTAAAGATGTAAAAAAATTATTTGAACAAATAAGTAGTGTTACATATGTAATTATTTATACGATATTTTTAATTATATTTTTTACAATAACACCGAATGATACTATTAATAAATACTCATTTATTATCACATTAGTAACAATAGCTTTAGGGTCTTTAATGTTTTATAAAGGATTAAGTAATAATTTAATTACAGAACTTAATGCTAATTACGAGAGAATAAAAATGATGATATTATTTTTTTGTTTAATAACTATTTTTATTATTTACTACAATACTGATCCTGGTGGATATATACAAAAATATTTAGGCTATTCATTATTGTTAACTATTATTATATCTGTATTCGCTTTTTTATATTTAATTATTGTTTTGACATTACCTGATTCAAAAAATTCTAAATATGGGAATATTTTAGACAATTTTTCAAAAGTATCTTCATATGGAAGTATAGCATTTTTAGTCTTCATTGCTATAATGACAATTTTAATTTCAACGTATCCCGGAGGATTTTTTAATGACAAGGAAACATCTGGTGCTGTTATGATTCTTTTACTTATGATATGTATTATATCGGCTGTTGTTTTAGGTTCAAATACATTTCCAGAAATATTTAATAACACGTCTTTAAATGATAGAACAAATTTATTTAAACGTTCGTTATTAGCATTATTTGGCATTATTATTTCTGGTTTACTTATTTTTTGGTTAGTTTATAATATACAAAATTTGACAGGGAAAACAGGTATAACTAGTTTTATATTAAATATTTTACTTGTTGTAGTGATTCTAGGATTAATATATAAAACTCTAAATGTTGATTTACCTTCAGGCAATTCAAACAAAAATGCCTTTTTCTCTCTAATTGCTAACACTTTACTTTATATTCCATGTTTATTTAGTGGATTATTTGATTATATCGGCAAATTAACTACAGGTGGTAACAATTCTGAAACAACCGGTTCATTATTAATGCTTGTAGCTAGTTTAGTACTAATTGTGACATATTTTAAAATGCCATCCGTTTTTAATATACTTAATGTTCAAGGCGGTGAACAACTTGTAAACAAACCTGTTTATACAGATTCAGCATATTCATTGGGAAGTTATCAAGAGCTAAATGGTAGCGATAAACCTGATTACCAATACGCAATTTCATCTTGGATATTTTTAGATGCGGCTCCTCCAAATACAAGCGCTTCTTATAGTAAATTTACGTCATTATTAAATTTTGCTAACAAACCAAACGTATTATATAATGGAACTACAAATACTTTAATGATTACAACAGACCAAAAAAATTTAAAAGAAGTTACGAAAAATAAATTAATCGATTTCGACGAAAATGGTAACAGAATTATTTATAAAAATTCTAAATTTTTATTACAAAAATGGAATAATATAATAATAAATTATAGTGGAGGAATTTTAGATATATTTTTAAATGGCGAACTTGTAAAATCTGATATTGGAGTAGTGCCTTATATGACTTATGATAATTTAACTATTGGCGAAGACGATGGCATTAAAGGTGGAATTTGTAATGTTATTTATTTTAAACAAGCTTTGAATTCATCAAATATATTTTATTTATACAATATGGTCAAAGATAGGTCGCCTCCAGTTTTAAATGATTCAAATACTACAATTATGAAACAAGACGTTAATAAAGTAGTAACATCTAGCAATACAATCATTTAAGAAAACTGCGATTTTATATACTTAATTTATTAATTAAATTACTAAATTAACTAGAAAATTTCTAAATCTATAATATACAATGAGTCCTTTAAATATTGTCATAACAGTAGTCGTAATTGTCCTCATCTTGATGTTATTAAGATATCTTATTACTGACCCATATACATTACAAAATATTCAAGATGGAAAAACTTCTTCCACTATTAGTGCTTCGTCTTTAGCAACAAATGGAAGTGACGTACCTTCAAGTAATTTTGCCTACTCTGTTTGGTTTTATGTTAATAACTGGAACTACCGTTATGGTGAAGAGAAAGTTATTTTTGGAAGAATGGGTTCCGTTAGCGCTGATGGCCAAGGCGCTGTTAAGGGAATTAATGGGTTAGACCCTTGTCCCGCGGTTGTTTTAGGAGCTGTTGAAAATAATATTTCCATTTCTTTAGGATGTTATCCTGGAGCCGACCAACAACCTACCACCGCCGGTGGAAACACTGTTGTCCACACATGTTCTGTTGCTAACGTTCCAATTCAAAAATGGGTCAACTTAGTTGTTAGTGTTTATGGAAGATCAATGGATGTTTATATTGACGGTAAGTTAGTTAGAACATGTTTATTGCCTGGTGTTGCTAGCGTTAATAATAATGCTAATATTTACGTTACACCTAAAGGAGGTTTTGAAGGGTGGACTTCCAAATTACAATATTATCCTAATTCTGTAAATCCTCAAGAAGTTTGGAATATTTATAATAAAGGTTACTCAAATTGGTCAAATATGTTTAATTCTTATCAAGTTGAGATCTCTTTAGTAGAAAATGGAACTACTCAAAGTAGTGTAACAATATAATTTTATATTCCAAAATATTTTCTTATTTATTTAATATATATATGAGTAGCAATAATACATTTAATTCATTTTCAACAGACAGTGGAACTTTTGGAACTAAAGAATTTTTAGAGTCTAATAGTTTAGTAGCAAAATTGGCTTTTTTATTATTAGTTATTTTTGGGTTTATAATATTATTAAGGGTAGGTTTATCAGTCATATCTTATTTTTTTAAACCATCGGAATCACCTCGTCTTATCGACGGAATGGTTGATGCTTCACAAATGATTATTTTTCAGCAAGACCCTACTAATAATGGGTCTAAAACTATTTACAGGTCGGTTAATGCTAATGACGGTATCGAGTTTACTTGGTCTGTATGGATTTTTATCGATAACCTTCAAACAAATTCTGGAATTTATAAGCATATTTTCAGCAAAGGTAATAGCAATTTACAAGAAAACGGATTAATTTATCCTAATAATGCTCCTGGTTTATATATTGCACCCAATACTAATGCTCTGGTTGTTATGATGAATACATTCAATGTTATTAATGAAGAAATTATTATACCTGATATTCCTCTTAATAAATGGGTTAATGTTATCATTAGATGTCAAAATACCACATTGGATGTATATGTTAATGGAACAATTGCTAGAAGTATCAATTTAGTAGGAGTCCCTAAACAAAATTATGGAGATGTATATGTAGGTATGAATGGGGGATTTGCTGGAAATATTTCTAACTTATGGTATTACAATTATGCTTTAGGAACTGCTGCTATTCAAAAAATTGCTCAAGATGGACCTAACACTACAATGATTGGCTCTTCCGGAATGAATGATAAGATGTTTGATTACTTGTCTTTAAGATGGTTCTTTTATGGGGCTGGGGATGGTTACAACCCTACTGGACCTGGTATGTATTAAATCCGAGATACCTTTGGTTAAATCCGAGATACCTTTGGTTAAATCCGAGATACCTTTGGTTAAATCCGAGATACCTTTGGTTAAATCCGAGATACCTTTGGTTAAATCCGA